AGCCCTACAATCAGGTCGCAGCCCGTACCCTTGAGTTGGACATGGTTGACATGACGGATCCCAAGTACCGTGCTGCGCTAGATTTTACGGACGAAAAAAGCAACCGCCGCCGCATGACGCTTGGCGAATGGGAACGCAAACTCCGCACCGATACTCAGTACGGTTGGAGTAAGACCGAGCAGGCCAAGGATTTGGCCCGAAACGCCGCATCCACGATTCTTCGCGCTTTCGGGAAGGTGCAATAAATGTCGAATATTGACAGAACCGATTACACGTTCAGTAATATTGATTGGTCTGCCTTGCCAGCCGACGCATTGGCCGCTTTTAATCAAGTAGCAGTTACGCAACCAGCACCTGCTACGGCAACGATGACCGCAGCCGAGGCTGAGGCGGCGGCGGCTTTGGCTGGTGGTGGAATCCCGTTGGGTCGTCCCGCTGTTGAAGCGACTGCTCCTGTTGAGGCCGCTGTCCCCCTTGAGGACACTCTCCCAGTTAATGTCGAGTTGCCAGACCAAGCCACACCCACGCCGACGGAACCGACGGCGGAAGTACCGATTACGGAACCGCCGCCCGTACCGACTCCTGCGCCGATTGCGACCCCAGCCCCCGCTGCACCGTCCGATGACGCTGTGCAACTTTTGCGTGACGCTCTAAAAGATTACGGGCTGGAGGGTCTTGCCGATGATGCGTACAAGTTTCTTGTCAACAACCCTGGCGGGACGCAAGACGAGTTTCTTCGTTCCCTGCGTGGCACGGATCTGTACAAGACCCGTTTTGCCGGCAACGCGGCTCGAGTCGCCAAAGGCTTGCCCGAACTAACCCCATCTGAATACGTCGGATTGGAAAACAATTACAGAAATGTATTTCAGGCGTACAGCATTCCGACCGAGTTCTACGACGAGACATCGGATTTCCAGAAGTTGATCGAAGGCAACGTGGACACCGTCGAGTTGCGCGACCGCGTGGCGAATGGTTACACGGCTGTCCGCCAATCCAGCCCCGAGGTCATCAAGCAGATGGAAACCCTCTATGGGGTCAACGAGGCCCAGTTGGCTGCGTACTTCTTGGATCCGACGCGAGGTGCAAACATTCTCAAGCGTCAGGCTGAGGCTGTCCAGGTGTCGGCTGCGGCTAAGCAGGCTGGTGGGATTCAGTTGGGTGCCACGATGGCCGAGCGTCTTGCTGCCGAGGGTGTCACCGCTGCTGGCGCAAGGGAAGGCTTTGCAACGATTGCCCAGCAACGTGGCCTGTTCCAGCCGCTCATGCAGGGCGAGCAGGCGATCAGCGAAGAAGAGCAGATCGGTGCCACGTTCGGTCTTGACGCTGCTGCACGTCAGCGGATCGAGACACGTCGCCGTCGCCGGCAGGCAGAGTTTGCTCAGGGTGGTGGCTTTGCCGAAACCGCTCAGGGTGTCATCGGTCTGCGGACGGTTGGCGAATGATCGAATGCGACGGCTGCGGAGTCGAGTACGACCCCGTCGGTTGTCGTTGGCGTTGCCCCAAGTGCGGACTCAAGTCGTCGTGCTGCGAGGGTGAAGCACAAGATAGTTGCACACACAACGATTGATGTGTAAAGTTCTCCACGATCCCGAGTGGAGGAACCGACCAGTAATCCCCCTAGCTGGTTGTGTATAAGGGGCGACCAACAACTATGCAGCCATCACGGTCCTCCGCCGTGGTGAGGGCAAAAAGGAGAGTGCCATATGTCCCAGATCGAAGATTTCGACTACGAGGATGACGACTTTGCAGACCGCAACCCTTTGCGGAATGTGAACAAGAAACTGGAGAAGGAACTTGCTGCTCTGAGAAAAGAGCGTGAGGAACTGCTCGCAGCCAAACGAGAGAACGCTTTCATCAAAGCGGGCATCGACCCGAATGATGCGAAGTTCAAGTATTTCGTCAAAGGCTACGACGGTGATCTGACTCCAGATGCCATCCGAGAAGCAGGGATTGAGGCGCAGTTGATCGCCCCACCGTCGCCGGTGTCCGCAAGTGCGGACGAGCAGGCTGCGTGGAACCGCACCGCCAAGGTGGCTGCGGGAGCCAATGCAGCACAAGCACCAGTCGATTGGGCAGCGCGAATCAACGCCGCCGAATCCCCCGCAGAGGTCGAAGCGATCATGGCAGAGGCACGAGCTGCCCTCGGGTAGCGAATACCCCCCAAATCACTTCAACCCTGAAAGGAAACCCAAGTGGCCGGAGAAACAACCACCTCCTCACTTTCGGTTGACCAGACAGCATTTGATCGCCTTGCGTACTTCGCTCTGCGTTCGGAACTTCTGTTCGACCAGGCTGCCGATGTGCAGCCGACCCAGCAGTCCATGCCTGGTTCTGCCGTCACGTTCACGATTTTCGCGGACATCGCGGCTGCCACCAGCACCCTCAACGAGGTCACCGACGTTACCCCGACCGCTCTGAGCGACTCGCAGGTCACCGTCACCCTCGCCGAATACGGCAACGCTGTCGTCACCACGGCCAAGCTCCGTGGCACGTCGTTCCTCGACGTTGACGCTGCTGCTGCGAACATCATCGGTTACAACGCTGGCGACTCAATCGACCAGGTTGTCCGTGAAGTTCTCGCCGGCGGCACGAACGTCGTGTACGCAACGGGTGGCGCAAGCGACCCGACGAGCCGTGCAACGGTCGGCAGCGACGACACGATCACCGCGAACGACGTTCGCAAGGTCGTGGCCCAGCTCCGTGCAGCCAACGTCGCAACCTTCAACGGTGCGTACATCGGCTACATCCACCCTGACGTGTCGTTCGACTTCCGTTCGGCAACCGATGCGGCTGGCTTCCGTAGCTCGGTCCAGTACACCAACGCGATGCCCTTCTACCAGGGCGAGATCGGCACGTTTGAGTCGGTCCGCTTCATCGAAACCCCCCGCGCCAAGGTGTTCACGAACGCCTCGGACGGCTCGGGTTCTTCGACCGGTTCCAGCGCGACGGTGGACGTGTACTGCACCCACATCATGGGCCGTCAGGCTCTCGCCAAGGCACACAGCATCACCGATGGCAACGGCTCCATGCCGAAGATCGTTCGCGGCAACGTGACCGACCTTCTCATGCGCCTCCAGCCGATTGGCTGGTACTGGCTCGGCGGCTACGGACGCTTCCGTGAGGCAAGCCTCCGCCGCATCGAGTCGGCCTCGAGCATCGGCTCCAACTGACACGATCAACCCGTGTAGCATCGGCCCCCTGCGCAAGCGGGGGGCTTTTGCTATTATCACGAACGAGGTAACCCATGTCGATTTCCAACTACGCCGAGAACGCTCTGCTTGACACGCTTCGCAATCAGTCGTTTGCGGTCACCACAACCTACGTCAAGTTGCACACCGGTGACCCTGGTGAGGCCGGCACGTCGAACGCTGCGACGGAGACGACCCGCAAGTCGGTGTCGTGGTCTGCTGCATCAAGCGGTTCGATGGCTTCGTCGGCAACGCTGGAATGGACGAACGTCGCCGCGACCGAGACGTACAGCCATTGGTCGTTGTGGGACAACGCTTCTGCTGGCAACTGCTTGTGGTCGGGTGCGTTGTCATCTTCGGCTGCTGTTACGGCGGGCGACACTTTTCAGATCACATCGCTGACGCTGTCGCTGGACTAGCGGGGTAGGCGGTGGCTTCGCCGCTTGACAGGCTCACAGACTTCACCTTCGGGTTTGTCAATGGTGGGCAGTTTTACCTTGGCCCGATCAAGGATCGTACGGCCACAGGGTCTGGTACTGGTACCGCGACGACGGTCAATGTTGTCATCAAGTTCCGCACCGCAACAGGTTCGGGTGCAGGTACGCAGTCTGCTACTGGGGTGCATATCGCCCCGCGTACCGCAACGGGTTCGGGTACGGGATCTGCAACCGTTGCAGGTCTGCACATTGCGCCGAGGTCGGCCACGGGATCTGGCACAGGATCGGATTCGGTAACAGGGGTCCATATTGCGCCTCGAACGGCGACAGGGTCTGGGCAAGGTACGCAGTCGGCTGATGGGCTGCACATTGCTCCGCGTACGGCGACTGGTAGTGGTACGGGTACAGGCACAGCTGTTGGGGCTGTTGTCTACGCCCGTACTGCTACTGGTTCGGGGACTGGCACATCGTCGTCGGCGGAGATCCTTATCGCCATCCGCACGGCCACGGGTTCGGGGACTGGGTCGGCAACGGCGGATGGTTCTTCGACTCGAGCCAGGATGGCCACGGGGTCTGGAACTGGGACATCGGCTGCTGACGGACTGCACATTGCCCCCAGAACGGCTTCTAACGCCTCTGTAGGCTCGTCTGCTGCGTCTGGGCTACATATTGCGCCAAGAACCGCCACGGGATCTGGGGCAGGCACACAGGTCGTTGTAGGGGCGAGGGTCGTTCGGGTGTCGGGGACGAACACGGGCAACGGGTCTGGCACGGCGGTGTGGGTCAAGTCTCGGATCTTCCGCGTCCCCGCCAAGCAGAAGGTCGGCTATGCCCAGAGGCTTGGGGAAACCGACGCGGACCGGCTGTTCTCGTTCACGCCGAAAGGTCTGCGGGCTGACAATTTGTACAAGCTGACCAACGGGACGTACACAACCACGGATCCCCGTCGCCCTGAACTTGTCGTCAAGGTCTACTACGGTGGTCACGACATTTTCTTGGATGACACCGAAGTGGGAGAATTGACCGCAGCGGGTTACGGAGCGTACATCACCTAATGGCTACATTCAGACCACCAACCGACAACTTTGTGGCATTCGTACTGCCAGAAGATCCGAGTGGGGCTTTCCCACTTTCCCTCGATGAACGCTTCGCCAACCAACTCGGCTACCACATCCGCAATGCATCACGCGGTCGCAACATCTACAAACTTGTTGACGGCACCTACACCGACGGACAGCCGTCCGATCCCGACCTGATCGTCAAGGTCTATTATGGGGGCCACGACATCGAAGTGGACGAGCAGGAGGTGGCTGACCTGACTGCTGCTGGATACGGGGCATACATAACGTGAAGCATCAAGAAGTGCATCCCAACCTGGACGTGGAGGGCTGTTTTGGTTGCAAGGTTGCTGGCATCCGCATGGGTACGAATACGACAACAAGTCGAGGCGCGGTGGTCGATGAGATCAACAAGCGTGAGCGTGGCTGGCAGCAAGATATGCCGGCCTACAAGAGACTACGGAAGAACGGGTTGCAGCCGAAAAAGATCGACGGAGCCGCCGAAGTGGAACGTCGTGCGAAAGAACCGTGGCAGGTAGAAACCGGCATTCTGCCGAACAAATGATTCCTACCGTAGTCATACCGGTCTTGAATCGGTACGACCTGCTGGCTCGGTGCGTGGCATCAATTGATTTTCCTGTGGAGAATCTGTTGATCATCAACAACGGTCCGCAGGCGGTGGTTGTGGAGAAACGCGCGGCGAACCAGCGGGTACTGGATATGCCGTCCAATCTTGGTGTCGGGCCATCGTGG